ATTAGATTTTGTTATATGCAAAATTAGAGCTTTAGGTATAACAATAGCAGTTTAAGTTCAAACTAAAACCAAATACATGGGAAAAGGAAGAAAAAAAACACCAACAAAAATAAAAAATATGCAAGGGACATCAGTTCCTTCAAGAACTTTGGAAAATGAAATGCAAGTTGATGTTGTTTCAAATGTTCCAGAGGCTCCAGAGTGGCTTTCTATAATTGGAAAAAACGAATGGAATAAAGTTACAAAACAACTCTTTAACTTGGGAATGTTACATGATGTTGACCTTCCTTTGATTGAGGCATATTGCAATGAGATGAGTTTATATTTAGAATGTGAAATGAAACTAAGAAGGGAAAACAGAATTGATGAGTTCCAAAATAGTGAAGGGATTGTTGTTAGGCGTCAAGCTAATCCATTAGTTAAAATGAAAAATGATGCTTTAAATAATTCTTTGAAATTAGCTGCTCAGTTTGGATTGACTCCTGTTGCAAGAGCTTCCATTTCTGCACCTACAAAAATAACTAACACTCAAATAAATAATTATTTTGACTAACTATTATTTTGACAAAAAGGCTGCTTCAAAAGCCATTGGATTCATTGAAACATTTTGTTCACATACAAAAGGGGAACTACATGGTGAACCATTACTTTTGGAGGATTGGCAAAAGAAAATAATTGGAGATTTGTTTGGTTGGAAAACTGAGGAGGGTTTACGAAAATACAGAACAGCCTTTATTGAAGTTCCACGAAAAAATGGAAAATCAACTTTGTGTGCTGCAATAGGATTGTATATGTTGTTTGCTGATAGTGAAAGAGGGTCTGAAATTTATTCAGCTGCTGGAGATAGGGCTCAGGCTGGAATTGTTTTTGAGATAGCAAAACAAATGATTTTAAATAATGAAGAACTAACTTCCAGAGCTAAGGTTTTTCGTAACTCAATAACGAATGAAAGTAAGGGAAACTTTTACCAAGCTATTTCAAGTGACTCCAAAACAAAACACGGGTTCAATGCAAACTGCATTATCTTTGATGAATTACACACTCAACCAAATAGAGATTTGTGGGACACTCTTTTAACTTCAACAGGATCAAGAAGGCAACCATTGTGCATTGCAATAACAACAGCGGGTTATGATAGACAATCTATTTGTTATGAAGTTTATGATTATGCAAAAAAAGTAAAGGATGGAATCATTGAAGATGAAACTTTTTATTCTTCTATTTATGAAGCAGAACAAGAGGATGACATAACTGATGAGGAAGTTTGGAAAAAAGCAAATCCTAATTATGGAATTAGTTTGAGAAAGGAATACATGCAAAGAGAATCTAAAAGAGCTGTTGATGTTCCTTCTTATCAGAACACTTTTAAAAGATTAATGTTAAACATCTGGACCGATTCTCAAACTGCTTGGATTGGTGCAAAGGAATGGGAACTTTGTCAAGGAGAAATTGATTTGAATAAATTAAAAGGAAAAGAATGTTGGGCTGGTTTGGACTTAGCTTCAACAAGGGACATCTCGGCTCTTGTATTATTATTTAAAGAGGGAGAAAAGTTTTTAGTTATTCCTTACTTTTTTATTCCTGAAGATAACGCAAAGAAAAGAAGTGAAAGGGACAAAGTTGATTATGTTACTTGGATTAAACAGAACAACATCATTGCAACTGATGGAGATGTTGCTGACTATAATTTTATTAAACAAAAAATTATGGACATTGGAATGGAGTTCAGGATTCAATCAATTTGTTATGATAGGTGGAACGCTTCTCAATTGGTTATTGACTTAACAAATGAAGGTGTTCCAATGGAGCCGTTTGGACAAGGTTTTCAATCTATGTCAGCACCAACAAAGGAATTAGAAAAACTTATTTTAGGACAACAAATTATTCATGATGGTAGTCCTGTATTAAGTTGGATGTTATCAAACATTGCTTTGCAAGAAGATCCCGCTGGAAATATAAAACCAAACAAAGCAAAGTCAACTGAAAAGATTGATGGGGTTGTTGCTTTAATAATGGCACTTGGTTCTTATATGACTGAGGAAGATATTAATTCGGTTTATGACCAAAGAGGACTTTTAATATTATGATAAAAATTTATTCAGCAGATGGTTTCATTCGTGAGTTTTGGCAAAGAGCCAAGCACTACAAATATTTAAAACAAGCTTACGAATCTTTGGAAAAAGAACACATTGAAATCTTTGGAAAAAGGAAATATTCTGACTATGATTCGTTCAGAGTTTGCAGAGATAGAAAGGTCAAAAAAGCTCAAAATCACAAAATCATATAAAAAATATTATGTTAAATAGAGTGAAAAAATGCTTACCTAGTAATTTTTGCAGGTTCAATTTTCTCAAACTTTTAATATACTTATAAGCAAAACACACCAAAGTTTCTTAAAAGTCCTAAAAATAGTCTTAAACAAAAGAAACAATGTTTCGGTTTTTTACTATAATTTAGTCGTATAATTGCGAAAAATTATAGTGTGGGCATACTAAATTCAATTCAAAACATCTTCTCTTCAACACCAAAAAAAGAAACTCAAAGAAGTATAAATTACAACTTTGGATTTGGAAATAAAATTGCAGTTTCACCTTCATCAGCTTTAACATTCTCAGCGGTTTGGGCTGCAATGAGATTGTTGAGTGAATCGGTTTCATCACTGCCAGTCAAGGTTTGCAGAAAAGAAGCAAATGGAGATATTGTTGAAATTGAAAATGACCTTTCTTATTTATTAAAATACGCTCCAAACACTTATCAAAACAAAATCACTTTCATTGAAAAGATAATGATGGACCTGCTTTGCAATGGAAATTCTTATGTTAGAATTGTTAGAAACAATGCGGGTAGACCAATTGAATTGTTGCCCTTGAACTATGCTGGAGTAACTGTTTATTTTAGAGATAACAGAGTTTACTATACATCAGACCAAGAAGCTGGAACTTTTGAATCTGACAATATGCTTCATTTTAAATTGATAACAGATGTAAACGCTGCTAAGGGAAACACTCAGGTTGATGGTGGGATTGTTGGTTTGAGCCCTATTGAACAGAACGCAAATGCAATTTCTTGGGGACAATCAGTGGAGGAATATGGAAGGACTTTCTTTTCTAATGGAGCAAAATTAAGTGGAGTTTTAAAAACTGATAGGAGTTTAAGTGAACAGGCAATTGATAGGTTAAGAAATAGTTTTAATAATAACTACGCAAAACTTAGTGGAGCAAATCAAACAGCTGTTCTTGAGGAAGGTTTAACATACCAACCAATTTCAATCTCAGCAGAGCAGGCACAGTTTTTAGCTTCAAGACAATTCTCAATTGAAGAAATTGCTAGAATCTTTAATGTTCCACCACACCTTTTGAAAGATTTAACAAAGTCAAGTTTCAACAATATTGAAATGCAATCTCAGGAATTTGTAACATATTCACTTATGCCTTATTTAACAAAGATTGAAACTGAGATGAATCTTAAGCTATTCAGAAGAAATCAAATTGGGAAAGAATATGTGAAGTTTAACACAAACGCACTACTTAGAGGAAATATAAAAGATAGGGCTGACTATTACAAAACAGCAATTACAAATGGATGGATGTCAATAAATGAAGTTAGAAGAAAAGAAGAAATGAACAGAATTGAAGATGGTGATTCTAACTATTTACAAATGAACATGACAACTATTGATAAAATTGGAGAGGATGCCAGCTGAAGAATGTAATAATGGAAAATGGAAATGGGGTCAAACAGGCGAATGTAAGTATGATTCCAAAGAAGAGGCTGAGAAAGACAATGAAAATTATTACAGGGATTTAAGTGATATTGATTTAACTCCATCAAAAGGAATGGTTGAAGAAGCAAAGAAGGGAAAAGAATGGAGAGAAGAATATGGTAGAGGGGGAACTGAGGTTGGATTAAAAAGTGCAAACATGATTATTGACAATCAATTAACGATTGAAAGAGTTAAAAAAATGTATGCATATTTTAAAAGACATGAAGTTGATAAACAAGGAGAGGGGTTTACACCTGATGAAGATGGGTTTCCTTCAGCTGGAAGAATAGCTTGGGCATTATGGGGTGGAGATGCTGGAATGAGTTGGAGCACAAAGAAAAGAAATCAGATAGAAAAAGAAGAGAAAGAAGAGAAAGGAATAAAAAATATTTGGGACAAAAAATTTGATAATACTATGGAAAAAAGAGTTTACAATATAGAAACAAGAGTTGAGAAAGATGAATATGACAGAGAAGTTGTTGTTGGTTATGGTTCAATCTTTAACAGTAGAAGTGAAAATCTCGGGGGCTTCTATGAGTTCATAGCTCCAGAAGCAATCACAAATGAAACAATCATGGCTTCTGATGTTAGAGCTTTGATTAATCATGATCCAAACTTGATTCTTGCACGTTCAAAGAATGGTGAAGGGAACTTAATGCTTTCAGTTGATGAGAAAGGTTTAAGATACCAATTTAACATTCCTGAAACTTCTTATGGAAAAGATTTGGCAATCAATCTAAAAAATGGAAACATTTCTCAATCAAGCTTTGCTTT